CCAAAGAATTAGGCGGATGGCAAAAGTTTAAAGAACGACAACCAACCACAGAAGAAATAACAAAATGGTTTCAAGGCCGTGATGACCTTGTAGTAGCTCTGATATGCGGCAAGTTTATTGTTGTTGATGCCGATACACCAGAAGCTGTCAATTGGGCAGAAACCAATCTACCGAATACTCCTTGTAAGGTCGCAACGGGTAAAGGTATGCACTACTACTACAACAACCCAGAGAACTTCACGACTTGGGTAGCGAGAAGAACAGACACATCAGATCCAGCTAAGCTTATTGATATAAGAGGAGAGGGGGGTCTTATCATTGCGCCTTATAACATACACGCTACAGGTGCGATCTACGAACCTAAGTTTATAGAAGAATGGGATTGGCATGATACGAATGATTTACCCGATTTAACCAAAGAACATTGGGTGATGATCACTGGTGTTGATAAGTCTAATATCAAAAACATATCGCAACCTTTTGAACTAACTGGTGTAGTGCAAGGTAGTCGTAACGACAACGCAGCTAGATTGGCGGGTAACTTGATAGCCAAAGGCGTCACTATAGAAATGGTGGAGTTTTTCGTACAGTCTTGGAATCAACAAAACAAACCACCTTTACCTAGATCAGAAATATCTACTACGGTAAACTCAATACAAAAGACACACGATAGAAAGAACCAACAAGCGCCAGCATTTATACAACGTAATTACAACGTGAAAGAACCCGTCGATTTATACGAACCACCAGGCATACTCAAAGATGTCTACGAATACTCTGAGGAGATAGCGCAGATACAACAGCCGTCTTTATCTTTGCAGACTTCACTTGCGCTAGGTTCGGTAGCACTTGGTCGTATATATAAAACAGATATGAATAACTTTTCGTCTTTGTTCTTTATGTGTATTGCCAAATCAGGACAAGGTAAGGAGAACGTCAAGACAGTTATTGAGACTATATTGGAAGGTGCTGGGTTCGAAGACTTGATGGCGGGTGACGGTTATACGTCTAGTGGAGCCGTATATAGCTTACTGCGTCATAAACCAACACACGTCACCGTTATGGATGAATTTGGTAAAAGGCTAGAATCTATATCTAAATCTACCAATTCAAACAAGGAAGACGCCATACAAGTGCTTATGGAGGCTTGGGGACGTTGTCACGGCACGTTAAGGCCAGATAACTACTCTATGATGACTTTTACTCAAAAACAGCAACAGGAAGCTCTTGATCGCCATACAATCAAACCAGCGATTACGCTGATCGGTATGTCTGTACCCAGAAACTTTTACGGTGCTTTATCAACAGGACGTATAGTTGATGGATTTTTGAACAGGTTTATTGTAGTTGAATCTAAGCTACCCAGAACGGTCGGGAGAATGGTCCCGTATATAGAACCATCTTATAAGGTATGTGAATGGGTAAGACAAGTAAGAGCGCCTATTAACGATATGGAAGAGATTGCTAGAGACAACGCAGAGATGAATCTAAGCCAAAGATTGATAGCGTTTGACGATGACTCTAAGAATCTGCTGAAGCAATTAGCTTACGATTTAGTGGAGCAACAAAACAAACTGGAGAAGGATGGATTAGAGGTATTACTATCTAGGACTAGAGAAAAGGCGATGCGACTGGCCTTGATATGTCAGTTAGCAGATAAACCAAACTCAAAAAAGATTACGGGTGATATGACTAAGTGGGCGATAGATTATGTTTATTACTACGATCAGTTGATGGTAGCTACATGTGAGGACAAAGTAGCTGGGTCTGAAATGGAGAGTCGTATCAAACAAGTATTAAGCTTTATAAGAACGCAAGGGGAAATGGGTATTAGTAAAAGAGATATAGACCGTAAAGAAATATTTAGATCAATGAAATCTTTTGAAGTCAAAGAAATTATAAACAGATTGATAAACGCTGGAGAGGTACAAGAGAAAGACGTACGTGTTAAACAGACAGGCAGACCAATGAAACGCCTTGTCGCAATAGATCCAAACTTCTTTGAAGATTAATGGAGGTAATGATGAACGCAAAACCAAAAATGGAAACGATCAACGATCAAAAACGTGAGGAACGTGTGGCTGGCTTTATAGAAGGATTATGGGATGTTAGATGCCATAAACTGCCAGTCTCTTACGGACTGGATTATTGGTGTGAAAGTAAATATGAGTGCTTTTGGATGGAAGTCAAATGCCGAAGTTTTGGTATAGATAAATACGAAACACTTTTATTGAGCGCATCTAAACTTAGAATGGGAGCTGCTTTATCTTTAGCTACTAACAGGCCATTTGTTCTGGTGTTTGCTATGACTGATAGTGTGTACTCACATACTTGGGCAAAAGATAAAGTATATGATGTAAGATTTGGTACGGTTGCAGAACCGCAACTACCAGAAGATTCAGAGCCATACATTCACCTTCACAAAGAAGATCTTAAATGTTTATCGGATACCGCTTTAGGATTTGATAGAGACGAGTTAGGTCTAACTTAATCGTTCCGCTAATTCTTGATCTTGCGGATTGGGTAATAACGTAGGACCTATTGATCTTGTTCTTGGTGCGGGTATAGAAGCAGTAATATTAGGAAGATCTAAATCTAAAGATGCAGGTACAGAAAAATTATCTATTGCTGATCTTGCGCTTTCTAATAAATTATCAGGTAGTATGTTTTGTTCCTCAAGTTGAGGCGAAACTTGTTCTTCTGTTTGCTCCCCTAAGTCAACTAGCGATCTAACGCCAGCTAGTCTCAACGCTTTTTCAAACGCATCTAATACTTGTCCCATAGCAGATTTATCTGTACGAGCCATGAGAGAAACTATTTTAGGTTGTGAAAAGAAAGTTTTAGCTACGGTCAAAGCTATTACTGAAGGTAAAATGTTCAGATTAAAAAAACCTGCTGCTAATGTGGCTGCTACAATGCCACCAGCCCCTTCTTTTTTAGCACCTGCAACCGTTCTGTCTAGAGTTCTACTGTAACCTTTAAAAGCTTGCGCTAACTCTTTACCAAACATTGCCTCTATAGTTTCTTCACCGTAAGAATCTAAAGCTCTTTGAAAATTGCCAGGTCTGAACAAATCAGTTATATCAGTACCGCCTGGTGATATTGATTTTTTCAATAACTGTTCAAGCGCCTCTTCTCGTATATTTTCAAAAGCCTCTTCAGAAATTTGATTCCTAACTGTGTTGATAGCTTCAGCACTATTAGGTCTAAAAACCACTTGAGTTATCGTTTCTGGTGTCGCATTTTCAACATTTTGTAAAACTTTAGATTGTTGTATTTTTAGAAGACTGTCACTTGCTTTTGCTTTAGCCTCAATAGAGTCTGCAAAAATTCTTAGATTTTGTGATAATACATTATCTAAAGCGCCTGGACCTTTTAATGGCATACGTAATTTTTCCACTAATTTAAGCATTTCATCAGGGCTTAACTTTGGGCTATAACTGTTGAAAGCATTTAGAGTTCTCATCATGTTATCGTAGTTGTCTTTTAATAGTGGTCTTAATGTTGCTCCGTAACTTTGTATATTGTTGACGTACTTACTAGGATTAAAAACCCCAGTCACAGGATCTGTCGCAACATCTACTGCATCAGCAAACAGTCTTCTAGTTAAATCTATTCTTAATTGATCAGCAGCAATTTTTTTACTCACTACAGGACCTACAAAGTCCTCTGCTATTCTAGGACCGCCTCTCTCCATAGCTTTCAGTATGGTGTCTATAGCACTAGAATTGTTTTTCAATATTATGTGTTTGTATATATCATCAGCGTTATTACCAAAAATAGATGCCTCTGAAACAATTTTTTGAGTTATAGCTTGATTAAAAGGTTTCATATCTTCAAAGTATTTTGCATTGATACCTTTCAAATCTTTTACGGCGTCACTTATAATTTTTTTATCTGCGGGATCGTCTATACCCCTGCCTGCTTGATTTTTTGCACTAGATGTTTTAATTAATATATTATCTGGAGCGTTAAATAGTTCTTCATCAACTTTTTTTATAACATCTTGAACAAATGCACCTGATTTTCCACCAGACCTTACTCCAGCAGCTAACATAGCATCGACTAAGTCAGATCTAAGTTCTATCATTTGACTTAAAGTTGCTCCGTCTGCAAAAACACCACTGTCAATTTCTTTAGAAATTCCTTTTAATATATCAATACTTACAGCGTCCATTCTGTATTTCAATGTAGGATTAGTTGTATTCAATTTATTGTCTATAAATTGTCCAATATTTTTTAGAGGGATTTTTAATTCAGCATCACTCAGACCAATTTCATTTGCTATATTCCGAACTTTACTAAATGCCGTGTCGTAGTCGAGTCTAAAGTTACCTATCATAGTTTTATAAGAATCTCTTATGGTGTTTTGTACTGAGGCTCCCAAGGCCGCCGTATTAGGAGCTGTCATAATGGAACTATTAAATCCAGCTGTCTGTTGCGACATGTCAACAAACATTTTTTTCAATTGATTGGATACTTCATTCTCTACCGTTTCAAGTCTTTTTTTGGCTGCTGTTATCTCGCCCGCAGCAGCTCCAGTACCTTGAAATTGTGAATATTCTTGAACTGCTGCTCTTTTCTTTTCCAAGAGTTTATAAAGCTGTCCTTTCATTGCGTTATTGTAATCAATCAAACCTTGTTCTCTTGCCCTACGACCAGCGATGGTTTCACCCATTGCTTGTGTACGTCCAGGTATAGATTTTCCAAGTAGACCCATACTGACAGCAGCTTCAGTTCCTAAATATTCTATATCACCTGCTTTGAACGCTTTTTCAATATCTTTCTCAGTAGCTATTCTTCCTAACTTTTGGTCTAGTTTGAGTACGTCTGTCATGTCATAACCTCTACTTATAACATAAGCGTCCCTTATAACATCTACCGCTGCTTTTTTACCAAAAAATGCTGCGTACCCAAGACCAACTAATTCTCCTAAAGCTTGACCGCCCGAACCGATTGCAAATTCAGTGGTCAGTAATCTTTGCAGTTCTTCGGAGTCTTGTCTTTGAATACCTTCTGCCTCTTCGTAAATTTCCTCAACACCCTTACCTGCGGCAGTACCTACACCTGCTGCTAACATCCTACCCAATCTAGGTCCTAGAAATTTTTGTAACACACTTACAGCTCGTAAGTGTGGAGACATCGCAGCTATAGCTCCAAATATGGGTCCAGCTAATCCAGAAAGATCAGCGAAGTCGCCAGAGGTAAATCCTGATTCATCTATAATTATATTCTTATCACTTAAATCTTGTTCGGGAAATAAACCTTTTTCAGCTAACCTTTTTTGTCCAATTGGAGTTAAGGCTAAATCCATTTTTGTGTTGTATGTGAAGCCTTCTGGTCCAACATAATTCAACAGGACTTGTTCCTTTTCAATCTCTCTACCGCCAACTCGCTTTTCAGCCAAACCTAACAATCCCCGCATTTTATTGTTTTGTAAGCCTGTTTCGTAATCAAAATTAATTTGATCGTAATTTTTTGATCCTACTTGTGTTTTGTAAACTTCGCGTGCTTTTAAAATAGCTTCGTCTAAATCATCTGCTTCTACTCTTATAACGGCGTCTTCGGCAACTTTAATGTCATATTTCATTTTTTGGTATCGTCGTAAAAGGTTATACCAGGAGTCGGTTTATAAGAAGTAGACGCACCGCTTGGTAAAGAACCACCTAGCTCTGCGGTAAATATATCGTATATTTCTTGATCTATGTAATTATCTAGTCTGCCTATATCGGCAAAGAATATTACGGATGACTTAATATCTCTTTGAGCTTTGTTACGTTTTTCAGTTATACTTTCTATATTATTTCTTAAAGTCTTTTTCAAGGCCGCCACACTAGAAATTTTAGTCAAATCTAAGGTACCTACAATACGAGAGGCAATGTCTCTATCTATGTTTGATATGGTCCTACCTGATTCACCAAGAATCTCTTTTATGTTTCTGTTTGTCAATTCTGTCAGAGCTATACGAGCTTTTGCTGTATCACTTAAATCATTAAAATCATTCAGATCTTTGAGCTTTGCAGCAGCAAGTATATCGTCAACACTAGCGCCTAACTTAGCTCCAAAAGTAGCTAAATCTTCGTTACCGTTAGCCAAATCGATTACAGATTGAGCCATTTTTTCTGCAGCAAGAGCATTATTATAATCTTGGATGCTTTGGTTCATCTCAACTGAAACAGCCCTGATAGACTTTTGGTCGCTAATTTTTACAGGCTCTCTTTTTAGCCCAGCTGCTTTTTCTTCAGCAGCGGCGGCAGCACCTAAAGTTACCCCTGAAGCAAACTCACCAGTTTGAGCTAACCCCTTACCTACATTTCTTACGTATCTTATAAAGTCTGGGCTGGATACAAATTGGGCAAAACGAGATTCCTCTGGAATATCTCTATCTCCAGCGCCCGTATCTTCTACACCTGCTGCCGCATCTCCTTCTCCTGCGGCTGTATCTCCTGCGGCTGCTCCTGTATCTCCTTCTTCTGTATCTTCACCAGTTGCATCTTCAAAAACTTCAAACTCTGGTTTTGTTGGTACAATCTTTTCTCCAAACATGTCAATATTTTGTAAATCTTTTGCAATTTGATCATCGTCAATGCCTGCCGCAGATTTAACTATGTTATCAATTACTTCAGGAGTGAATCCACCTCTAGCCGCATACCCTTCTGGGAAGTCTTTATCGAAAAATCCTCTAATATTTTCTAAAGTACCTTTACCGAAAAATGGAGAAAGAGCGCCTGGTACTAATGTGGCTAGACCCTCGCTGCCAAAATCAAATAAACCTTTTGCTCCTGCAATTAAACCACTACCAAAATCTTCAGGACCTAAAGCTGTACCCCTTCTCTCTTCTAAATCTCCTCCAAACATTTCTCCGAAAAACCTTATAGCTCCAGGTTCATCAGATTTGATAAATTTAATTAGAGCATCATCAACATTTGTGCCTGTTTCAATATCAGGAGAGTTAAAAATACGATATAAAAAAGCGCCCTTTCCTTTGCCATCTTCAATATCTTTTATACCTTGAGTGAAATCTACGATTGTTCCGTCACTTAATCTTATATCGTTTGGTCCTAGTATTTCTGTTTTTTCTGTTTGAGGTAGTTCTTCTGTTAATGTGTCTCCTCGCATCACAGCTTCAATATCTTCTGAGAAATCAGGCGTAGGTAGATTGGGAATAGTCTTATCGGTAGTAAAGAAACCATCTGTAACAGGCGGTACAATATTTTGAAGGGTGTTTGCCTGTGTGCTTATTGTGGCCATGTTAGGACTTTGATTAACTATTGTCATAGGTCCACCCACCTCTATAGCTATTCTTTCGATTGTAGCCAACCCCAAATCTTTTGGGAATGGCACACCCATACTTACGTAATCAGATTGTAATTTTTCTAATATTTGTACTGGCGCTAAACCACTTCTAGATAGATTTGCTATTTCTGTAGTCACATCTATAAGAGGTTGATTGACCACATCTCCAGCAGCAAACATTCTTCTATTTAGTATGTTCATACGTTTGGAAAATATCCCTGATTTGGTCCCGCTAGAGGATTATATTGATTGAAGGGATTTGTAGTTACTGGGGGAGAGTACGGACCACCCATTCCAGCAGAAGGTAACATTTGATTCAATACCGCAGGTATTGTTCCGCCAAAATTCTGAGGGTTGTAATATGCTTGATTTACAGTGCCATCAGGGGTAGGAGTCGGAGTAGGTGTAGGTGTTGGAGTAGGTGTTGGAGTAGGTGTTCTTTGTTGATTTTGTGTGTTCGCAAAATTAGCATACGTACTCAAAGCAGTTGACAGAGCTTGTACTCTTGGATCAGGTGGTTGTCTGAAGTCTGTATCTATTTGAGTTACGCCACCTTGATAAGTTGGTAAGAAACCTTGAACGTAACTTGCGGCAGATGTAGGTGCAAATCTTGTTTCTCTTTGTTGATCATACGCTCTTTGCAATCTTTGATCTGCAATACCACGTTGTAATCCACCAAGTCCTAACAATTCACTTCTTTCGCTTTGTCCTAATCTTTGTATATCTTCTCCTAATCTTCCAATATTTCCACCGTATTGAGCAATGTCGGCTCCTATATTCCTTGAAAGTCCAGCTCTCCTGCCGCCTATGCCACCCAATTGAGTTCCAAAACCTGATAAATTACCTGCAAGTCCCTCTAAACCACGTACTCTTCTACCAAATTCATCAACGCCCAATCTTTGCGCCTCTGTGAATCCTTGCCTTCTAACATCTGTTAAAGCTTCTCCTAAACCTCTGCCTAAAGCTCTACGTCTATCTGCGGCACTTAATCTAGCTCTCGAACCAAAAGCACTTTCTCCACCTGTTTGTATGTCTCTAGTCCTAGCGTCAATATCCGCAAGCTCTCCAGCTTTGAAAACATCATCAATAGTTTGTTGAACTACTCTTTGTTCAAAAGGATTGTAAAACTGCGTAGCAAATCTGGGATCATATCCCATACCAGCTGCTCGTCTTGCAATATCAGTCGCCTCACCTACAAGTGCTTGCTCACCAGCAAAATACGGTTGAGCTATATCTTCTGCTCTTACTGATCTACCTATAGCTTGCTGCAAGTTTTGGAGGTTGGTATCTAGAAAAGGCTGAAAAGAACCTATTCCGCTCAAAGCACTTTGTATAGCTCTTGATTCAATAGGGTCTAAATCGGCAGTCTCTCTGAGTATCGCAGGCGCGCCATAAGCCCTATTAGCGGCTTCTATAGCTTGCGATATTATTCCTGGAGTATCAGGAGAACCAAAATAAGCCTCTCTAACAAAAGGATCAGATATTGTTTCTCGTCTATCTATACTTGTTGGTACTGGATTTCTTGATCTCGCCATTACATACCCTCAAATATGTTCATCAATTCTCTCATATTTTTTACACCATCTTCTCTTGAAGGCTTGCCACCTTTTATTAATTCAATACCTGATTTATTTTTTTTCATATTAAAAGCTCCAGCGCCTTTAGTTGCAGCAGCTGTCATTACAAACTCTCCATCACTCAACATCGCTGGTATATCATCAGATGTGCCTGTACCTGGTCCTATTGATTCTCCACCTTCACGTAAATCTAGTTCAGCTACGCCACCTACTGCAAACGCTTGTCTTTGTCCCATATTAGCTATATCTAAAACAGCTGGTTTAGGTGCCAATCCAAACTCTCCTCTAGTTCCGCCTGTTCCCAAATCAGAGGCCAGCTGATATCTGCCCAAAGCATCCATTGTTACTTGCGGAGTTAAAGACAACCCTCCTTCTCTATCTTTTGCATCATCGTATACGGCTTTTGCTAAAAGAGCTGTAGCGCCCAAACCAAATCCACCGCCAGGATAAGCTCCTACGGCTTCGCCTATTTTTCCAGGTATGGCCCCTATACCTTTAAACAAACTTGCTGATCTCGGATCAGTTTGTCCTTTTAAAGTGTCTTCAATACCTTTAATAAAACGAGGAGTTTCTCTACCAAAAAAACTGCCCGCTTTTGGTTGTTGTGTAGAAGAAGGCATCGGGCCTGTCATCATAGTTTGCATGATTTGCCCTTCTGTAAATATATTCTGCCCATCCGTAAAAAGAGGACTGCCTTGAGCATCAAATCCATAAGGCTGAAAGTTAGGCATACCTGCGTTCGGATTAAATCCAGGAGTACCTTGCGGCATACCTGGCATACCCATACCACTAAATATATTTGATAATGGACCACCTTGCGTTAATCCACCTATACCACCAGATAAAGCTGTTTTGAGAGAGTCACGTAAAGCACCTCCACCCAATCCTGTGCCTTCAGCAAATTGTGAAAAATTTTGAAAACCTTCCCCAAATCCACCAGGCATCATTTTACCTAAACTACCAATACCGCCGCTAATAGCTTTACCTATTGTCCCTAAACCACTAGATAAAGCGCCGCCTACCCCTGGTATGCTACCAACTAAACTTGTTATGCCTGTTCCTAATCCACCAGCTAAAGCCCCCAGTGCAGAACCTACGCCTGGTATAAACATCGCCAGCGGTGCAGCTTTCTTAGCTACTTTTTTGATTGACTTGAAAGCTTTCTTAAAAAAACCAAACTCAGGTAGTCCTGTTATCGGGTTGATGGACATACCAGATCCAACCGCATATTCGTTCGGATCAAGGCCAGCAGCCCTCATCTCTTGGTTGATACGTGCTTGCGTTGCAGCTGATATTACAGGTGGTACGACACGTTCGCCCAAAGCAACGTGCGCTAGAAACTGATCTTCGTCTCTACCCAAACTTGCTATTCCTGTTCCAGATGTATCTATTCTATTCATTTGCTTTCAATTCTACTGTTTTTAATTGTTTTGTTAAATAAAATTCATTTCTAAATAAGTTTTTTTATCTTC